GGGGAAGAAGTGATGCTCTCTGGATTCGGGGAAGCAGCAGTTAAAGGTGAAGGCTCCGCAGTTAAGTATGACACTGCCCAAGAAACTTGGACAGCTCGTTATACACATGACACTGTGGCTTTGGCTTTCTCCCTAACTGAAGAGGCTATGGAAGATAATCTTTATGATACCCTTTCTGCACGATACACTCGTGCTCTTGCTCGTTCTATGCAACAAACAAAGCAGATTAAAGCTGCTAATGTGTTGAATAACGGGTTCAGTAGTAGTTATCCAGGAGGAGACGGTAAAGAACTTTTCGCTACCGATCATACTTCTATAACTGCTGGTGACCTTAAG